ACATCCTAACTATACGAGGGGAACATCATGGCTACAATATATCAAGAAGTAACGAATAGCATCATAGAGCAGCTCGAAAAGGGCGCTGCACCCTGGATTAAGCCCTGGTCCGCCGATAGTACCGCGGACAAGAATATTGTTAGTCAAAAACCTTACGCCGGTATCAATCGTCTGATACTTGGCATGAGTTCCATGTGCCAATCATTCAATACACCAGTTTGGGGTTCGTTCAAGCAATGGCAAGCGCTAGGGGCCAGTGTAAAAAAGGGTGAAAAGGGTACTAAGATAATATTCTACTCGCCGGTTACAAAAGAGAATAAGGCTACCGGCGCTAATGAGACATACAATCTCATAAAAGCTTACTTTGTATTCAATGCAAGCCAGGTGGACGGTATTGAGATTACACCGGTATCGGCACCTGATACACCATTCGATTCTATATATGAAGCAGAACAGCGTATAGCCAAGACAGGGGCCATTATCTCTCATGGGGGCGACGCTGCTTTTTACTCTCCATCACATGACAAGATACAGTTACCTAATAAGGTTACATTCCAAGACGCCGGCAGTTACTATGCAACTGCTTTCCACGAACTGACACACTGGACCAGCGCCAAGGCTAGACTGGACCGGACACTTGGAACTAAGTTTGGCAATCCTGAATACGCATTCGAGGAGTTAGTCGCTGAAATGGGAGCTGCTTTCCTCTGTCAAGACTATAGAATCAAGGGCGAGCTACGTCATGCCGGTTACATCCAACACTGGTTAAAAGCTTGCCGAGCCGATGATAAGGCTATTTTCAAGGCTTCCGCCCTTGCACAAAAGGCCGCTAATTACATAAATCTATTAGATGAGCAGTCATTAGCGATAGCAGCATAAAGTCTAGCGTATAGCATCCTACGGGGTGCTATGCGATACACTTTTGTATCATCCTAACTATGAGGTTGCATCATGATAATCGCCTATCACAAACGGAATGACGAAGACGGATGGCATGAAGTATGCCGCCACGAGCATTATTCAAATCAATGGAGCGAGCAAGATAAAGTTTGGATTAATCACATGATAGAGCATGGTCAGAGTTATTTAACGTGCGGATGGAATATGTGGCAAGTAATACTTAATAACAAAGGGGTTTAAGATGAAATATTCATACGCGCAAGGATACAAAGACGCTATCGCCGGTAATTGCAAGGATGATGTTGAAGAGGGTAACCCTGAATACTGGAATGGACACGAAGAGGGCAGGGCCTACATTGAACCATTCGTTCTTAAATTTGAAGGGGTCGATGAACGGGATTCGAATTGATTAAATACTGTATGCAATGCCGAAAGGAAAGGCTAGTCGATGAGAATCTCACCGGTTGGCTAGTCATTCGTAACAAGCAGGGCGTTGTTACCCGTAAAGTATGTCCAGTCTGTGCGGACCAACGGAAATTATATCTAAAGGATAGGAAACCTTATTAATGAGGTGATTCTATGGAAGGTATCGTATTGTGGCTGTCTCTTGCGCTATTCTATGAGGCAAGGGGTGAGCCTGTACAGTGTCAGATTGATGTCTCTAGGGTAATCCTAGAGCGCTCTAGGCTATCTGGGGCCAGTGTCCAGGATGTAATCTTGTCACCTGGTCAATTCCCCTGGGTTAAGGATGTATTTCAAGGGACTACTCTTAAACCAGAATCACGGCCAAACCGTGATGGAATGGCGTGGAAGCAAGTAGAACAATCTGCCATTAAAAGCCTATACCAGGATGACATGATAAAGGCTACTCACTTCCATTCCAAAAGCATATCCAAGCCGGTTTCATGGTCCAAATTGGCAGTAACGCACGAATGTGGCAATCATATCTTTTACAAGTAAGGGGATAAAATGAGCATTAAGGGCGAATTCTGTACGCGCGAGAGCGATAAGGTGAGTGTTGAGGACGTGGTATGCTTGGTCTTGATAGTTAGCTTTATTGGTTTCCTACTATTTATTGAGAGGTTTTTATGAGCCGACTAAAAACAGTACCGCCAACGACCCAACGGTCCATTCTGGACCCTGGATTCAGATACAGTAATGCAGCTAGTACGGACGTAGCAAGCACTTGGGAGCGTTTTGGATGGGTTAAACCGTCATTAGCAATGGCTAGAGCTAAGGACATAGTAGAACGTGAGGACGAAGCGTTCAGAGAATTAGATAGAAAGTTGACAGCTCGTAATAAATTAAGATAGATTCTGTTCTGTAGCAAACCTGGGGGCATAACCCACCCCTTGACGCGGTAGCCACGACCAACTCAGATAAACGCGATAGCGATAAACAAGAGTGGCAGCTTAATTATTAAGCAATTCCCATATAATATTGGGGGTGAGGTGTTTTATTGTCGGTCGAATAGGGTTAAAAGCTATCTCGACAATCTTTTTGAGAGATAGGTTTGCTATATCAATCATTAAAACGATAGGACAATATATGAAAATCATCTTAATGTTAACTCTGTTAACAATAACAATACCAGCGTATGCGGATAAGCAGATTAAACTAGATATATGCTCCGGTGAATACGCTCTGTGCGCTGCAAGTAGCACTGAACCGACCGGTCGTAGCATAACAGTCGGTTCTATTGTCTATTCTGAAGGTAAGTCAGTATGTCCTGTACTGTCTGGTAAATCTATTGCTAACCTAGACTTGATGAACGGTAGCTGCAAAGCACCCGCCGGTAAAGTCTGGTCACTATTCTCTGCTATTAAGTCATATCCACAAGCCCCATCATGGGCTGTTGCCCCTGCTGTTGTCCGTACCTTTGTAACTACTGCTGAAGCTGGCGGGGGCATGAGTAATCAGTGGTCATTCCTTTGTACTAAACAAAAGACTAAGACTAACGGCGTACAGTTAGCAGACTGCCTGGGACCATTAAACGAATCTCCCTGGACTAACAAGCCTGTTCCTGTTGGCGCTACTGTAGTAACTGCTGCACCTATTGGCGCACCTAATCCAGTGGGAGGCAATGTCCCATGAGTGAAGCCTAGCAGGAAAGCAAAGAGATAAAATAATACTTGTACTAATCGTATTAATCGTGTAGTCTTGTAATTGTAGTGCTAGTTATTTCCTAACTATTCTAAATGGGGGTTCCACATGAAACGTCTGTACTGCATCAACTGTAAGTATTACAAAGCTCATACGTCATCTGCAATGTTCGCAGAGTGTTCGTATGCGCCTGTTCAGTCTTTAGTTACCGGCAAGCTCAAGAATCACTGGTGCGAAATGGAGAGGGTCTCATCTACAGGGTGCGGGTCTGAGGGCGTGTTCTATATGCCTGTCGATACGCCACGAGACTATGCGCCTGACACTGACGACAACAGCAAAGACTATCACGGCTGGTAAACCTAACCTAACTGGAGAACATAATGAACGATAGACAAGACTTCGAGCCGGACATTCGTAACGCTGCTTGGTGGGCAAGTGACAGCCGAAAAGCTGCTAACGGACGCGGTAATGAAGTGGTGCTTACGAAATTAGGGCTAAAGACTCCCCCTGACCTGTCCGATGTTGAGGCAGTTCAAATGGGCCATGTAATGCAGCCGCTAATTGGAAGACTAGCACAAGACCGCCTAAAGATGGAACTCAAGAACGCGGACTATATGCTGACTCATCCTAAAGAAGTCTGGATGCGTAGTCACTTTGACTTCATATCTGCTGACGGGAAGACGCTAGTTGAAGCTAAGAACTATAACGCTATCGTCCGTAACAAGTACGACTCTGACGCTAACATAGTTCCTGCTGCTGACATGGCTCAACTCATTCACCAGTCCGCCTGTCACGGTATTGACCATGTGGTTTTAGCTGTTTTATTTGGGGGCCAGAACTTTGAAACGTTTACCTTCGACATCACCGATGACCAGAGGACTGACTTGATTAAGGACATGGCCCTGTACTGGGGAGCCGTTCAGACAGGACAGCCGCTAGAGCCGGAGACAGTGGCCCAGGCCAAGCTAGTGTACGCAGTAGATAATGGTAGCAGGGTATCTGCCGGTAGCAACGTAGAGAAAGCAGTGACTCAGCTCAAGGCTATCAAGAAGCAGATAAAGGAACTAGAACTAGCAGAAGAGCAGTATCAGTTAGCTATACAGAACTACATGAAGACAGGTTCAGAGCTGGTATCAGTGGGCGGCACTATCCTGGCTACATGGAAGCAAGCAAAGTCATCGGAGAGATTCAACGCTTCTTTGTTTGAAGCAGCAATGCCGGACATCTACGATAGCTTTGTAGTAGCACAGCCTGGTAGCAGAAGGTTTATCGTCAAATGAACAACCTTGACATAGCAATATGGGCAATGGCAATAACAAGTGTAGTTGATTTATTCCTAACTTTATCGGAGAAACTATTATGAACACAGCAATTATTCCGTTTAATGATATGCAAGCAATGGCCGAAGTAATGGCTAAGTCTAAGCTCTTTGGTATGACAGACGCTAACAGCGTACTAGCTTTAATGGCTATCGCTCAGGCTGAAGGTCTGCATCCTGCAACAGCGGCCCGTGATTACCATATCATCCAGGGGCGTCCTGCACTCAAGGCTGATACCATGCTGGCCCGATTCCAACAAGCCGGTGGTAAGGTAGAGTGGAAGGACTATACCGATGAGAAGGTAACTGGTCTCTTCACTCATCCTAATGGCGGCAGTCTGGAGTTAAGCTGGACACTAGAACAAGCTAAGGCTATCGGCCTAGTCAAGCCAAGCTCAGGCTGGATTAAATACCCACGAGCTATGCTTAGGTCTAGGGTCGTATCTGAGGGTATCAGGAGCGTTTATCCTGGTTGCGTGATAGGTACATATACCCCAGAAGAGATACAAGACTTTGACCCTCCTGAAGAGCGTTCGATGGGAAAGGCTGAAGTAGTTATAGAACAAGCTAAGTCTGGGGCTGAAGCTCTCATAGCAATGAAGGACGACATTCCTAACTTCTACCAAATCTATCTGCCGGACGGTACGGTATATTCTAATGATGCTACACAGGAAGACTGGATAGCGTCATACGTCTTAGTCATCTCAAAGATTCGTGGCTCAGAGAAGTATACTCCGGACCAGAAAGCAGAGAAGATAGCTCTCTTTAGGGAGGCCAATGATGAAACACGCAAGTCGCTTTCTGCAATCAATATCGCGAGACTCGCTCAACTTAATGCTCAATCCAAAGGAATCTAAAATGGCACATGAACCAAGCGAAGGTAAAGGAATATTTACCCCAATAACAAACAAGAAGACTCCTAACAGTCCTGACTGGAAAGGCCAGTTAATGCACAAGGGCGAGATTGTTAAGTTCGCAGGATGGATTAAGAAGAGCGCCTACGGAGAGTTCCTTAGTCTAGCAGTAGACAACTACGTTCCTCCAGCGCCACAAGAGTATCCGAGAGAAGTAAAGAGCAAGAGTAATGACGACGACGTACCGTTCTAACCTAAACCTAACTGGGGAATAAAATGATTAAGAATACTGTTCGTAAAGCAAAGCGTTCTCATACAACTGCTGATGAATGTAAGTACCTGAATAAGATAGGAAGTTACTCCGATAATCCTATGATGGATAAGATTGGCTATCTTAAAGCCTACATTGCAATAGCAGGGAAACGTAGCAACTGGGAAGCTATCAACAAAGCAGAAGTGCTTGACCACTGCTACGACCTGATTAATAAGGCTGAAGCTATTGCTACTGTAGCCGTAAGTAACAACACCCTTACTATCAAGAGGTCAGCATGAAATCCATCATAGCAGGGATATTCATAGGTATGCTCCTAGTAACATTCGGTGCTACTGCTGCTGTCAAGTGTAAGCCTGACGGTCGTGGCGGTATGTGCTGTTGGGATACGGATAGAGATGGTCCGTTTCCTCCGATAATATGTTAGGGCTTGTAGTTCAGATGGATAGAATTCTCGCCTACGAAGCGAGAGGTCGCAGGTTCGAGTCCTGCCAAGCCCACCAGTGACAACGCTAGTCCTTGAGCTTCCCTGTCCTCCAAGCCTAAATACTTACTGGCGCAACTGGCGTGGCCGTATGGTATTGAGTAAGAAGGGCAGGGAGTACAAGGCGCTAGTGCAGCAATATGTTGTAGAGAACAATGTACCTAAACTGGGCGATAGCAAATTGAAGATAATGATGGTGCTTAGGCCCAGGGATAAGAGAAGGCTCGACATTGATAACCGTATCAAGGCTGTATTTGATGCGTTAGAGGAAGCCGGAGTATTCAATGATGACTTCCAGGTAGACCACCTGGAGATGATTAGGGGCGACATAATCAAAGGGGGGAAGATTATTGTCGTAATTGAGGAAATAGAGACCCCCTCAAGCCCAAATGAGAAGCCACTCGTGGCTAGTTAGGAACATGACGGGGCAAGTGTTTTGGGTAGCCCCACTCTTTTACTTTAACTTTAGGGGATTAACATGGGTAAGAAGACGCACATATTTGTAGCTACACCGATGTACGGCGGTCAGTGCTTTGGATTCTATACACAATCCATCCTTTTACTGAACCGTGAGCTAAACGCAGCAGGAATGGACGTAGGCTTCTCATTTATGTTTAATGAGTCCTTGATTACCCGAGCGCGTAATTCTCTCGTGAAGAGCTTCCTAGACACTCCTGAGGCCACTCACTTGCTATTCATTGACGCTGACATCAAGTTCTTCCCAGAACAGGTCATTCCGATGATTGCGGCTAACAAAGATGTTATCTGCGGAATCTACCCTAAGAAGGAAATAAGCTGGCCCTTAGTAAGACGCGCTATTGAGGAAGGTGTATCTGATGACGAACTCAAATATCATACTGGTTCTTTTGTTGTTAACCTTGTTGATTATAGCGGGGAGGTAACAGTCCCAGTCCATGAGCCTGTAGAGATATGGAATGGCGGCACAGGGTTCATGCTCATCAAACGGTCAGTATTCAAGAAGCTGGCTAGTAAGGTTCCTAGCTACACTAATAACATCGTAGACCTGTCTAAGAGCCAAGAGCCAGGTATTCAGATTAAGGAATACTTTACTACCTCTATTGAGGAAGAGACCAACATCCTGCTCTCAGAGGACTATCACTTCTGTAAGCTGGCCCGTAAGCATGGCATCAAGATATGGGCCGCACCCTGGGTTCAATTGGGTCATGTAGGAACTTATCCGTTTGAAGGAAGGCTTTCCT